CGGCATGATATACGGTAAGGGATTAAGTGTATATTATTACTCATATTGTGATAAATTCATTATTTGAAGTGTGACTAACATAGTCACCATAATTTACTGAAAATGGTGAAGGTGTGCGCTCTGAAATAAACGCTTTGCCACGCCATACTTCTGTATTGCCTTGACGTACTAAAACACGATAATAACAATCTAAAGGTAAATCAGCAATGGTAAATGAAACCTCCACATCATTGTCGTTTATCGTTGTGCTTGTTATCGTTGCAGTAAAACTTGTTCCAGTTGTTTCAGAAATGAATAGCAAGGTGTTGAATGTTGTACTTCGTGGCGTAAAATAGAATGACAATACTAAATCCTCTAATATACGTATATCCCCATTTTCAGCAATTCTACGGTTAGAATTTTCTGTTATTCGTGTGTCGGAAGTACTACCTAAGTAAATCATATTAATATAACTAAATAATGTATTTTTGTTGCAAAAAAAAAAGCAACCAGTTACAGTTGCTTTGAAAAAATAAATTAATATTTTACTAAGAAGTCACTACACTCGCGCTAGCAAAAGCCGTAGCTAAAGCCGCTTGAGTTGACACGTCTATAATGTTTGCGTGTAAGTTTTCCATTCCTTGCATAGTCAATGTAAATCCGTTTAAATCGTTCATTGCAGTACCATTTACGATAGTTCCACCAGTACAATCTAATCCGTAATTTAACCCAGCTAAAAAGAATTGACCCGCTTTTGTTTTCACAACTGCTCTTGGTCTTCCTACTGCTAAAGTTTTAATAATTTTTAAAGCCGTTATATCAATTTTTTTCAATTGTAACGACAAATTTTGTTCGTAAACAGTTGTTCCATTTTCTCTACTTGTTACAATATTTTGGTCAAAGGAATTTATACCTTTTAACTCAAATTTGTAAAGTGTTGAAACGCCCGCTACCGTGTCAATGACATCAGTGTTGGTGTTATCGTAAGTAGGTACAAAATCATCCTCAAATGCAAAGAAATAAACTGCATCTAAACCGCCTACCGTATCTTTACAAACTTCTGCTCTTCCGTTAGCTAAATCACACGCCATAATTTTAAGTATTAAAAAAGGGTGGTGTATATTGCACCACCCTTAAAATTTATAATTCAGTTAATTAATTTGCTCCGTTAGTGATACCGTAAGTTACAATGTCTTGAACAACAGCGTAGTTAACACCAGCAGTCATCTTCATAACAATTCTTACATTGTCCGAGCCGTCCGTATTTGACATGTCCAAAACTCGTACGTCCACTTGGTCACCCATTATTCCGCAACCGAAAAACAAATTGTCTTTAGTTGTAGCTATTGCCGTATCAGCTGGAAGTCCATTTGCTACTACAATTTCGTAACCTTGGAAATACAATGGTTGGTTGTTATACCACATTTGTCCTTGACCTTGGAAACCGTTAGCTCCCAAACCGCTTGCTCCATAACCTCCAAGGGAAGCAATGTAAGCCATTTGGATATTTTTTGAAACATAGATTTTAAAGTCTGGTGACAATAATAATCTTGTAGGAGTAGCAGTTAAGATTTTCGTTAACTCTACAACTACATCACCTGAATCAACCGTTGTTCCTGCAACTTCTTGCGCAGAAGGTAAAGAAGCATCTAATTCCAATAAAGTAACAAATCCATCAAACTCACCACTTACTGAAGCACTACCATTCCAAATAGATGTTTCAATAGAAGCTGCTACGCTTCTCACTTGGTGTGCTAACATATAATCAGCAAATGATTTAGGAAGTACATCGTGTGCAGAATAACCCATTTCAATAGCTTCCCATGTTGAACGGAAATCTTTTTTGCAAAGAACTTTGTTCAATTGTAATTCCTTAGGCTCTAAATATCTTTCAGTTAAAGTTACAGAACCATTTGGCGTAAAGTCGCATGAAGCATCTTGTAGAACTCCAGTTTGCTCAAATCGGTGGATTACCTCTTTGTATTTGATATTTGGTCTAATAGTAATTAAATTATTAGCCAAAGTGTTTCCCGACAATAATGCCTGTGAAACCCATTTCATTGAATCTTGACCAGCGTATGTGGTCGTGATGTTCGTTGTTGTTGCCATGTTTATATTTTTAAAATGTTAATACTAATTAATTAAGAAGGGTCTGTTGCTGTAATACCACCATTTGTTCTACACATTCCAGAAACTAACCATTGAGAATTTCCGTAGTCACAAATCAATTCTACCCAGTCACCTAAACCTTCAGCACTTGCTACGAAGTTAATTTGGTCTTCTGCTCCTACTGGAACACCAGCTACTGTTGCGCCCATATCAGCAATTATGCCTTCCATGTTGTCACCTTCTGCTGAATCAATAATCCAGTTTGTTGTAGCGAAAACAGCACCTACTACAAATCTAAATCTTAGACCGTCTTTTAAAGCTGGTAGTACAATTGTTTTTCCTTCCGCTGCATCTAAAACAAATACAGTATTTGATTGTGCAGCCGTTAATGTTTGCGCTGCTGATAATGTTTCAGTTTTTTGAAACATTCTTACTTCATCGTTTGAATAAGTTGTTGTTGCCATGTTTATTTATTATTTATAAATGTTATTTAAAATTCTTGCTATTGGATCGTTATCAGCTTTTAAAACGATATTGATTTTTTCTGTTTTGTTTTCAGGATTGTGAACGATTGGTTTTGGTGTTTCTTCCAATTCCACAACTTCCTCAACTTTTGTTAACTCGATAATTTTAGCTTCCAATTCTGCTACTTTGTTTGTTAACTCTTCATTAGAGAATTTATACTCTTTAGAAGTAACTTCAATAATAGATTTAGGTGTCTGTTCGTTGTGTGTTGGTGCAGTTGGTTTGTCTGCTTCCATTTCTCCAGCTTCTTCTTCAACTTCCTCTGCCATAGCTTTCACTTCTGCAATTACGCCTTCTTCAACTACTACTAACATTCTGCCATCCTCTAACTCAAATTCACCTACTGGAACTGGAATACGTTGTTCATCTTCTGTTACGATAAATACCTCTGATCCTGCATCCCACGAATCAGCTTCGATAATTGTTACACCGTCCGTTAATTTCATCTGTTCAAGTTTGACTTCCATGCCAAGTTTGACCATAATTTGTTTTAATATTTTCTCTGCTTTGTTCATAATTTTTCCGATTATAACTAAATAACTAAATTGTTTTTAAGTGTTGCACTTTTTAACGTGTTGTAACAGTTGTAACGCCATCAATTATTTGTGTGATAGTAGCAGTAGTTTGATTGCCTTCGGTCTGTCCTATGCCTTGGTTTATCAATTCACCTTCACAACATTTTCTGCTGTAAGTCCCATCTTTGCAAAGGCACGCTTTCTTGTCGTTGTTTGGTACGTTATATGTTTTCATAATTAAAATGATTTACTGATTAATCTCCATCTAAGTGATGAATTGTCATATTGCAGAGTAACGGAATCGTTTGGCAAAATTGTTATACTTGCCGCTGCGTTCCCTAATATCATTCGGTTAGCAGCTACTGAAGATGCACTTAGGTGATTTAAAACTATGTTAAATGAACCTATATTGTGAATAATTAATAATTTACCATTGAATCCATTTGCAAAACCAGTTATATTCCTACTCGCATCTGTTGACAATCTTAATGTTGTATATCCAATTACTGAATAATCATTTTGGTCTGCCGTTATTTGTGTCGGGGTTGTCGTTTTTAAAGCTAAATCCCCATTTACACCTAATTTAACAGTAGGTTGTGCCGTGCCTATTTCAACGTTTCCACTATAATCCATCCTAAGTAAATTAGTTAGATAATTTTGAATCGCTAAAATATTTTTCGCTGTTAGTAATGAATCATTTTCATTCTGCCCTCTAAGGTTAATAACTGCGTTAGATTGTGTATCTGCGGACGTTGGCACAGTTCCAATAATAGAAACACCTATACCGCCAGCTAAATGTCTGTAGCCTCTTATTGTGGGTATAAACACATTGTCTATATCACTTCCATTAATAACCTTTAAATAAGAATCAGGGTCATCATTAATTTTCCATTCTTCAATAGTTTCACCTACTGATGGAACGGCTGTTAATGTGTTAATTGTTTTTCCGGTAAACGTTTTATCTCCTGCGATTGTTTCATTTCCTGTTGTGGAAACTTTAGTTGCTAACCCATTATCAACATAAGTTTTAACAGCCCTTTGGCTTGAAACCAATAAATTACTATCAGCACTTAATGTGCCGTCATAATCAATTGGTATTCCTTTAGTGAAACTTTGGCTCATTGGTCTTCTCTTGTATTAATTGCACCCGTTACATATGACGGTGTACCCGTAACAGCCTTAACCGCTAATGTTACCCATTCACCAGGCTGTAATGTTATTTCCTCTGCATTAAAAGAACCATTCCCGAAATGGTGGTCTAATTCACCCGTTTCTCCGAGATGCCCCGTCCACAATAATTGTTCACCATTTGCGTATGTTACCGTTGTGGCTGTTGTATCTTGTTCTGCGCATGATAAAGTTGACGTATCCGTAAAGACTGGATTGCCAACTAAAGCACCCCCTTTTATCAAATAAAATACAACTGGTTGTGTGTGTTTTACTGCGCCAGTAACACTAAGTAAATTTATAACTGCTTGGTTACTTCTGCCATTGTACACCCGTTTATTCATTATCGTAAGCAAGGCCTGAAAGTTAGTTGCTCCAACTGTTGTAAGTACATTAACAGCTAGTGGTAGTCTTAGTGCAACATCTACTTTAAGTTTATCTGGCTCCACAGCAGGTTCTGCTGCGTTTGCTACATCACAAACAACTTCAAACACTTCAGTTTGTACCTCACAGACTAGCGGAACATTTACATTAGGTGGAACGTCTGGCACTGGAACAATGACTTTAGGTCGTTCAACAGTTTCACAAACTACAGACTTCCAAGCTGGCGCTACGGCAAGCGGTTTAACCAAAGCAATCAACATTGGTACTGCTGGACTTTCTGGTTCAACTACAACGATTGCAGTTGGCTCTGCCGTATCAGGCGCAACAAGCACAACTACGCTGAACGGCTTGGTTGTAAACAGCATCTCTGCCGCC